ATTCAAAATCGAGTGCACGGTTTTCCGAAAGAGGGCGAGGCGCTTACAGGTCGTCATGGTGAGCATTACACGTGGGTTTTTAACACCACCTTTCACAAAAGGCGCAGGCGCGGAGCGCAACGGTGCGCATAAGACCGGGGCATACGCATCCACGACTTTCGTGAGAATCGCATTGTGTTTCTCGTCCAAGCAGATTTTAGCGGCACGAAGGTCGTTCACGTAGTCGAACAGTTTCCCGAGAAATTCCACCGTCTTCGGAAACGCATGGTAACAGAATTGCATATTCGTAAAGAGATTGTCAATCCACCATTTCGTCGTGTTCGTGAACCGTTTCGTGAAAATGATGTCGTACATTTTCGCAGAAATGTCGTGCCGTTTCGTCCGGTCGCCCACAATAATCATATAGTACGGGAGGTAGAATTCGTATTCGTCCATGTTCGCAAAGAGGCGGTCCGTTCTCGTTTCGCTGAGATATTCCGTCTCAAAGTAGTTCTGCACGAGTCCATAATAGGCCAGAGCGACCTCGGGGAGACCTTTAATGCAGTAGTACTTCACGAGACGATAGATACCCTCTACACGATTGCGGTCGTATTTGAACGACTCCACGAGATAGGCCAGACCCTCTTGTTCATTCCCAAGGGTTTTGAGGTGATTATAGATGGAAATGCAGCTCATGTACTTTTCTTGGTACCAGTTGTCCAGTGTGAGAACAATCTTATAGAATTCGGCGGCGGGGGCGTCCATATTCGCCGATGCGTAACTCTGGGCACAGTAAAAGGCGTAGCGACAGTGAATGGGGTCCTTCTCTTCCAAAGCCTTCTTATAGGCGGCCTCGAGAATGCGGGCGTCATCTTGGTATTTCATCGGGTTCTTGTTCCGTGCACCGCTGCGCCCAGAGACGAAATAGTAGTCGCCCTTGACTTCTGTGGGGCTGGCACAGGTCTCCATGCAGGCCGGATATTCATGTAGTACACCCACATACTTCCAGCGTCTCCGATTGTGGAAGAGCTGGCATCGAGAGTAGCGAAACCCACTCTTGTTTCCGAAGATGAATTGGTACCAGTCTGCCTGGAGGTCGGTCGGGAAGACGAAGTTTCCTTCAATCATGTCATCGGCGTCCCAGACAAAAGAGTAGTCCGCTGCGTTTGCGGCCTTCTCGAATGCGACGGTACGATTGTGCCCGAAGTCTGTCCACTCCGTCTCGTGAATTTGTCCCGGAATGCCCTGCTCTGCGAAAAACCGGGTAATATCCTCCTTCGTGCTGTCTGTGGAGCCGGTGTCACAGATGCTCCAGGTGTCAATGGGGACGAATTTCAAAAGGTGGCGCAAGGTATCGGTGATAATATGCGCCTCGTTTTTCACAATCATTACAAGGCATACCGTGGGCATTTCTCGTCTCCCCGAATATTTTATAGATGTATTTGGGGCGCACAATTTGCTTTAGGGGGTTCGAGGGGCGTAAGGCGGGTCCTTATCATCGTCGTCTGCAGGAATCATGATTCTCGGCTTGAATCCCATTTTCACTACGGACTTGTAAGAGAACGGAAGAACTTTTGCCGGCTCTCGCTTCACGGTATTTTGGAATATGCGAGGAAAATCGGCAGTCGACCGTGGAATCTGAAAGATGCTGCCGCTGAGGTCGGTGTTCCCCTTGCGCCAAGCAACAATGGTTGCCTGCCTCTGCATTTCGGCGTCAGATAGAAATAGGGGGGCTTTGGGCGGCTCATCATCTGACATTCTCCTCTCCTTATAGAAAAATTGCAAGAACTTTAACCCAATCAGACAATCAGACAGTCACGGACGGAGAATGTCATCGGTTTTAATCGTCGAATCACCGGCGAAATGCTCCAAGATTCAGGGCTTTCTCGGGCACGGGTGGAAAGTTGTGGCGACCATGGGACACATTCGTGCACTGGACGATACACTGGATGCCGTGGGGCTCGACAGGGATTTCGAGGCGTCCTATGTATTCTTGAAGGAAAAGGCGAGGGCGATTCAACAAATCAAGGATGCGGCCAAGGGTGCGTCGGTCTTTCTTGCGTCGGATGATGATAGGGAGGGCGAGGCAATCTCCTATTCGGTGGCGGTGCTTCTAGGACTCGATGTGGCCACAACGCCTCGTATCGTCTTTCATGAAATCACAAAGGAGGCCATAACAAATGCCTTGAGAGCGCCGAGGAGAATTGCGATGGACCGTGTGAATGCGCAGCAGGCTCGGGCGATTCTGGACAAGATGGTCGGCTATACTATTTCGCCGCTGCTCTGGAAGTTTGTCGGCCAGGGCCTTTCTGCTGGACGGTGCCAGACACCTGCTCTGCGCCTCGTCGTAGAGCGGGAAGATACTATTGCGTCCTTTCAATCGGAGACGACATGGTCTATAAAGGGGGGCTGGAAGACGAAGGCGGCGGTGGACTTCTCTGCGGCCTTGGCGGCGGCTCTAGAGGATGAAGAGTCGGCCTTGAATTATATGGAGAATGTGAATGATGACCCGAATGGGGTCGTGAAAGAAGCGATTACGAGACCGACGACGGCGGCGGCGCCGAAGCCGCTCATTACGTCGACGCTGCAGCAGGAGGCCTCGGCGCTGTACGGGTCGCAGCCGAAGAACACGATGCGAATCGCACAGAAATTGTACGAGGCCGGTCATATTACCTATATGCGCACGGACCACGCCGTTCTTTCGGAGGAGGCTGTTACGGAGGCGAAGGCCTATATTCGGGAGACGTTTGGAGAGGAGTATATTGTAGGCGGGGCATCAACAACAAGCGGAGCGGCTCCGCTCACTAAAAAGACGAAAAAGGCCGTGACAACGAATGCGCAAGAAGCCCACGAGGCCATTCGGCCCACTCACATTTCCACGACGGAACTTCCTGCGACCGAGGACTGGTCAGCGCCCGAGCGGAAACTCTATAAACTCATATGGAATCGGACGCTCCAGAGCGTCATGCCTGCATGCCAAGGCGAGGACCGCAATGTGTTTATTGTGTGTTCCGGCGACCCTGGCGAAATGGAATGGAAGGCGACCTGGCATCGCACGACCTTTCCAGGGTGGCGGCGAGTCGGCCAGGCCGTGGCAAATCTCGATGGGGACGAAGAGAAGGACGACACGGAGAATGCGGCGTGGACGCTCGGCCAGACGCTGAATGCCGGCGACCGTATTCAGTGGACAACAATGGAGGCGGTGCCCAAGGAGACACGAGCGACCCCTCGTTTCACAGAGGCCACTCTTGTTCGAGAGTTGGAGCGCTGCGGCATCGGTCGTCCATCCACATTCGCCCCACTCGTGGATACGATTCTGGAGAAGAAGTATGTAGACAAGGTCGACACGGAGGCGAAACAGGTGCCGTTCACGACCTATAAGGTGGCTGCGCCGCTCTCATGGCCTCCTACGAAAACCACCGAGCTCAAGAAGGTCGGTGGGGAGAAGAATAAGTTGGTGCCGACGGCTCTTGGACGGTCGGCGCTGGAGTTCTGTGTGCGGGAATTCGGCGACCTATTTGAGTACGGTTTCACGAAGCAGATGGAGGAGCGCCTGGACCTGATTGCGACAGGAAAGGGGGCGTGGAAGGACCTGTGTCGTAACACGTGGGCCCTTTATAGGACCAAATACGAGGAGATGAAGGCTGCGCCAGCCTCGGTAGTGCAGACGGGGCGCCAGAAGTTGTTTGCGGGCGGAATCAAGGCTGTCCAATCCAAAAAGGGTCCGCTTCTTCTGATAGAGGGCGCCACACCTGCGGAAACGGTCTTCTACGGATGGCCCGGTGGTTCCGTCGCATTCTCCGCCATAACGGAGGAGCAGGCCGTAGCGCATGTGGCCGCCTCCAAAAAGGAGAGGGCGCAAGAGAGTCTGGGTGAGTACGAAGGGACTCCTATGGTGCGTAAATCGGGGCCTTATGGGGCCTATGTGGCGTGCGGGTCCGCCCAAGTTCCTTGGGCCGAGGGTGATACGGTGGAGACGATTCAGGCCAAATTAAAGGCGAAGCAGGAGAGCGTTCTACACGCAATCGGCCCCTTTGAATTTCGTAAGGGCCCATATGGCATCTACTTCTTCAAGAAGGATGTGGTTGGTAAGGGGCGGAAATTCGTGGGGCTTCCTTCCGCCGTGGACCCGAAGGCATTGACCCTGCAGGCGGCCACTGCGCTTTATCAGACGGGGCTACAGCAGAAGGCAAAAGCGAGGGCCTATGGGCATAAGGGAGGCACGACCGGACATAAGGGAGGCAGCACCGAACGCTCCACAAATAAAAACCGCACAAATCAATAGAGGATGTCATCTAGACGAGCGAGTATCTCTAGCACCGGCGGGAAGGACGGTAAAGAAAAGGATGTTTCAGGAAATCCGGCTCCGGCTCAAAAGAAATTTTTGAACGGCTGGACGCCCGAGCAGGAGCGTCTTATGGGAAAGTGGGCCGACGTTGCTGGATGCTACCGGTGGCTACACGATCGCTCCGAAAAGAAGTACACGAAGGCGAATATGTATATCACGATACCCGTGATTATTCTTAGCACACTCACAGGGACGGCGAATTTCGCTCTGGACAGTTTCATAGACCGTGATAATTACGCAGCCAAGAGTTATGCGCAGGCCACGATTGGGGCCATCTCCATTTTTGCGGGGATTCTGACGACGCTGGGGAATTTCCTCCGATTTGCACAGGGGTCCGAGGCCCACCGTGTTTCATCGGTGGCATGGGGTAAATTCCAGCGCCAAATTACCGTGGAAATTTCCATTCATCCGAACGACCGTATGGATTGTATGGACTTTCTCCACATCTGTCGGCAGGACTTGGACCGACTCATAGAGCAGTCGCCGCCCATACCTGATGACGTGATTGAAATGTTCGAGAAGGAATTCAAGGATGTCCCGAATCTGAACAGGCCAGATATCTGTCACGGACTCGAGCACACAGTCGCCTTTAATTCCACGAAGCCCCGTATGATGAAGATGGTGGCGGAAGCGACCATGTATTTAAAGCAACGTAAGAAGTTGCTGCGAGATGATATTTTGCCCGATGTGGCGGAGCGAATTGCATTAAGTGTGAAATCGGAGGTGGAGGCGGCTCTACAGAAAAAATGGGATGATTACGAGAAGAAGCATCCTGTGGAGGCGCCGCCCGTGGAAGAAGCGGACAAGGCTGCGCCCTTTAATTTCAGTGGAAATTGGCGGCGACTCATTGGAATCAATCAGCCGGCCCAAGAGGCCGTAGCTACGGGGGCCGTAGCAGCGGTTCCACAATCACCCATGTCGTCGTTGAACGAGGTGTCGATGAACGAACTCGTGACTGCAGCGCCGAAAGATATTGTTATCACGATGACAGTGAACCCAGAGGTACCTCCGCCGCAGCCGCCGCAGCCGCCACCGCAAAAACCGGAAGAGACCACGACGGAGGAACCTCCTCAGCCTCCACCCACAGTATCACACACGGCGAGTTTCGACTAAAAAATTGATGAAGGGAGGGGGGCCTAAGATGAATTATATCGATGACGGACGAGGATGAGCAGACACCTCCACTCCTAAAAGAATCCTCTTCTGCGGATATGCGAAAGAAGATTCTTGATTTGATGAACCGCCAGACGAACGCCGCAATTTCTCAGGGATTTATGATAGGGTTTCTTTTCGGTCTCACGGTTGGGATATTATTGGTAACGTCTAGTACTAAAGTTAAGTACTCCCTGATTGGAGTTACTTAATCTTTTCGTTCTAGCCATCAGAGCCAAGTACTTAATTTAAGTACTTGGCGGTAAGAAGAAATTAGGGACCGTCTAGGCTGCAAAAATTCAACACGTATTTCCCATATCCTATAATAGAATATGGGAAATGCAGAATCATCGCCCCGTAGGGAACGCCGTCCCTCATTCAAAAAGGAAAAGGAACAGCCCGATTTTCGTGGAGCCGGCTGCCTATTCACGAACGGCCAAACGATGTTGGCCGGATACCAAAAAAAGAGGGGGGAGATTATCATAAGTGGACTCGGTGGAAGTCGTGAGGGGGATGAGTCCTACATCGATACGGCCCTCAGAGAAACGGTGGAAGAGCTGTTTCATGTGAAGGAGGTCCCCCCCAAATTACGGAAGGCGCTAAAAAAGGCTCTGAAACCGAAGAGTGTACGGGGCAAGGAGGTCGAAGGCTGGGGCGTCTACGTAACAGTCATCTTCACATTTGAGGATTTAGAAACCCTGCTCAAATATGCAGAAAAGGTGTCCTTAAAATCGCCCATATACGAGACATTCCCAAAGACCGTGTCCGACCTCTTGTTCGAGCGGAATGCCGATAGGGGCTCTTCTGCTCCCGAAATCGAATATCTCACGATTATACCGGTGGACACAGACTACGCAGATGCGCCAATCCACCCCGAGGTTTTAGAGGATATGAAAGCGATTCATAGGGCCTAAAATCTAGGAGTGCCATAGTCTCCACCATTCGAGGGGAATATGGGCGTATTTTTCAGAGTCACGTACAGGGCACCAAGAGGCTCGGTCAGATTTTTTATGGAAGAGGTGGCAAACAGAACATCCCGCGTGTAATCCCCTAAACAGTTGTCGATGCGATGGTAGACTGCGACGGGATAACTGGCATTTGACCCGATTTGGGTGGAAAGCTCATAGGAGGAAATATTCATTCGTATCGGCTCCGTGTAATAATTCGATAGACTGCGAGAGTACGCTGCTGCTGTCGATATATTCTGCGAGGTTATGTAGCCCACGGTGCTCATCTCTGACAATATCGCACCTGTTCCTTGAATATACGAGGTGACTCTCTTAATCGTAGACGGCAGAATACCTGCACCATTCTCTGGCGGCTCGTTGGAGCAACATAAATGCCTGAAAAGGTAGTTCGGCTTAAACTCAAAAAAGATGCTCGTGCTGCGATTGGCCATATTTATATATTGCTGAAGGTGTTTCGTTTCGAAGCGTATGGAACTCATGAACAAGGAACTTACATACTGTCCTGCCGCATTCGTTGACAGGTTACTTCCACTCGTTATATCATACGGAATCGAGCTGACAAAGGACACACTCTGGGGAGACAACATGGCCGTTGATAATCCGCCCCTTAGAGTCGAATATCCAGCCGCCGTAAAGGAGCTGATTCCTACAAACACAGACTGCTTTAAATTTATAGTGGAAAATTTAATGTCCTGCACGCCGAAGAATTTTATGGAAGAATACAAAGATACGGGGCTCACTGCATTTGAGTTCGGTATACTTGTATTTTCAATCTCGAAAACATTGGCCACACTTCCCCCACTCACCACAAGCGGCGGATTCTGTATAGAGAGCATCAGGGAACTCGTGGTCGGGTCCACATACGCCCCAAAGGTGTCAGGAATCGCCGTCGTGCTCACAAGAAGTGTATTGTAGTTCACATCGGCCGAAAAGGTCGAGGTCAAATTGTTTCCGCCCAGAATCGTCTTGAAAGACGACACGGGGAAAATAGAGCTCACGGAGTTCCAATAGGTCCCGCCATGTCCATCCGCAATAAGCACGTGATTCGTGGAAATGTTCTGATTATTGGGTGTTTTTACAAACAGTTTTTGAACCAGCAGTCTCGCATAACTAGCTGACTGAGATGCCATTCTTATTACGGCGGAGAACTTGTTTGGTGCCGCAGGGCGCAGGGCGCAGGTGCGAATTTTTCGAGGCCTATAAAACCGGGAACGCAAACAGAATGTCTTCTGTGAAAATCGTTCTTCTTACGATGGTGAAAAACGAGGAACGGAATATTCGTCGCCTCTTTACCTCTGTACGCTCCTGGATTGACGGCATTGTTCTCTGTGACACGGGCTCTACGGACGGGACGGTGGAACTTGCAAAGACGCTCCTCGAAGAAATGGGTCTGCCCGGGAGAATATATGAATTTGCGTGGGAGAATTTCGGCAAGAGTCGCACCAACAGTTTCCAGTGCTTCCAGGCGTGGACCAATAAGTACACCCAGTGGGACCCGACCAAAGTCTTTTGTATTCTCTTGGACGGAGATATGATTCTCCCGACGGAGGAAGGTCTTCATGCGACCCTGGAATCTTTAAGCCCTGCGACAGGGGGTGTGAATTTGCAGCAGAAGAACGGGGGGATCATATACTATAATACCCGCCTTCTTCGGTCTTCGGAAAAGTGGCGGTGTATCGGCTCCACCCACGAGTATTGGGAGTGTCCGGGTAAGTCCGTCGAGAACGTGAGCAAGCCGGTCATTGTCGACATCGGGGACGGTGGTTGCAAGGACAACAAATTCACCCGAGACGCCGCTTTGTTGGAGGCGGACCTGCTGACGGACCCGAACAATGTGCGGACCCACTTTTACCTCGGACAGACCTATATGTCCACTGGCCAACAAGAGAAGGCGATAGAGACGCTCGGGCGGCGTATTGACATGGGCGGGTGGGACGAGGAGAGATACATGGCGTATATATATCGGGGGGACTGTATGAAGACGCTCGGACGACCTCTAGAGGCCGTGGAAGAGTGGCTCAAGGCCTGGCAACTGCGCCAGCACCGCACGGAGGCGGCACTCAGGCTCATTACCTACTACAGACAACAGCCCAACATGAGTTTCGTGGCGTATATGTACATTGAGAAACTCTTCCAAATCCAGTTCGGAGAGACGGTAGAGGGGGCCGCTCTTTGGACTCCCCAGGCAAATAACGACATACTTTTTGTGGGTCATAACGATATGCGCTATCAGATCTGGGAGGAACTCGGAATCGTGGCCTATTATGTGAAGAAGACGGAGGCTGCGCAGTACCGACTCGATAAGCGGGTCATGTGCTCTTCCAACGAGTTCATGGAGCGCAATCGCCTTCTCGACCTGTATCAATGGTATAAGTGGCAAATACCGGTGGTCCAGCGGGTGCGTTTAGAGGTCGGCGCAAGGCACGTGCCTTGGCTGGGCGAGGGTATTTGGCGTCCGTTCAATCCGACGATTCGGAAAGAGGAGGGCCGGTACGTCATCAATCTTCGGCACGCGAATTACCAGACGACCGATGCGAATGTATACACGTATAGGGGGCACCACGGCTCCATCATAACTCGGAATATTGTGGCCGATTTCGGGGCAGCGTTCCAGGTTTTGGATGACCTGCGTAAGCCTGTGGACTTGGTCATACCTGACCGCTTTGTCGTGAATAAAGATACGAATATTCATGGGATAGAGGACTGTCGTTGGCTGGGTGCATCGTCACTCATTGGAACGAGTCGGCAATTCCACAGGTCGGATATGAATCGTATGGTCCGGATAGACTTGGACGAGGGCGTGGTTCGCCTGAAACCGCTGGTTGCGCCGATTGCGCGGGAAGACCACGACTGCCAGAAGAATTGGTTACCGTTCGTTTGGAAAGGGCGCGAGTGTTTCGTGTATCGCATCAACCCCTTCCAGGTCTATACGATGGAGGGCGAGAAGGTGGTGGAATGGAAGCCGAGTGGGTCCGTGACGTTTGATGGACTACGGGGGTCGGCGGCGCCGGTTCCTTGGAAGTCGGCGGCGTATCCTGGGGAGGAGTGGCTGATGGTTGCGCACTTTTCCTATTACGGGGGCGGGTCGTCCAGTGGCGGCGGGCGGAAATACTATCACCGGTTCATAACGCTCGGGGGCGATTTGGTGCCATCGCGTATTTCCAAGATATTCTGCTTGGGCGATGCGCATATCCAGTATGTGGCGGGCATGTGCGAGTCTTTGACTGCGGGGAATTACGTGCTGACAATGGGCGTGAATGACTCGGAGGCGTGGGCTGTAGAGGTGGCGGGGTCCGTGATTCAGGCCGCGCTGTTCCAGGAACTTTTTTAGGCGATTTTAACCATGGAATAAATAGGGATGAGTACGCATGAAACCGATGGTGGCGCTTCCACGGCAGCCCTGCAATGGGATTCCAATATAGACCTTTTATTGGCGGGGTGGTGTGATAACGCCAAATGTTTTGAGTGGATGCACACGGAGGCCCATTCCATTTTTGAGAGTCGCGCGAAGCATTATATGATTATTATGAATTGTCTGACGGCTGTGGCGGGGCTGAGCAATATTATTACGGGCGGGGCGCAGATTGGGTCCTTCCAAATCGCCTGGGTTTTCGGGGGAATCTCCGTGCTGGTTTCTACGTTGAATGTGATACAGGATAAGCTCGGATATCAACAAGCGAGCGCCTTGCATAAAAAGAGTGCGAACGAGTGGGCAACGATTCGGGCGAAAATCACGGAAGTTTTGACGATTCCCTATGCGGGGCGAAAGGACTGTAAGACGTTTATGCGTTACATAAAGACGGATATACAACAGGCGACTTTGGAGGGGAATTCTAGTATTCCGAAGGAGTTGCGAGTGGCGTGTTATAATCGGTTCAAGACGATTCCGGAATTTGAAATTCCGGAGATTTGCGGGCAGATGGAGCACACGAGGGTTTTTATTCGGGAAAGCACGGTTATAAGCGGAGCGAAAACTCCACTCTTGGAGGATCATTCTTGAACGTGTAAAAATATAAACAATATCGTATTCATAGGATATTGTTTATAAATCTAAATGGTATGTGGTCTCACTCGGCGGTCGTCCCAGGAAGAGCGGTTACTTTGTCGTTATTCTTATTGTTCTCGGATACAGTGGCCGGTTCCACGGTGACATCCAGAGGCTTTACCGTCGGCTCAATAGCCTTCACAACGACCTCCTCGTCCTTCTTCAGCACCTTCTCCGTATACTTCGTCGCCTCCATGAGATACGCATGGTCCTTCGGGACGAGCGCCTTCACCGCAGACAGGCACGCAGGGAGACAGGCCAGCCAGTTCGCCGGCTTCTTCAGATCCAGCTTCCCAGCCGCCGCAGAAAGGAGCATGTCCACCGACACGGATACGGCGGACATGAGACTATCCTCAAACACCTTCTTCGTCTCCTCAGACGCATTTGCAAATCCGGGGAGAGAGTCCAGGCCACCCGAGGCTTCCAGGCCCTTCTTGAGCGTCAGAAGAAGCATGGCCTTCTTCTCAGAGCCGGACAGACCGACCAGCCTCTGGACCTTCACGACGAGCATCGTCGCAATCTGAATGACCTCGCCGGCGTCCAGAACACCGTCGGCCTTCGCAATAATGAACGCGTGGCGTGTCTCCTTCACGAGTTCCTCAAGGGGGGTCAAAGACATTTCTATACGGTGACTCGTTTTTATTCCTTAGACGGGGATCTAAGGAATGGCGCTCGTGCGCAGAGTGGAAACGGCGGCGGCGATGCGGTCTATGGCGGCTGTGAGAGTTCTCGGCGCAGGTGATGCCCAGTTTCCAGATGTTGCGGGGATGTAGGAGATCGCCGAAGTATTGACAAATTGTGATTCTCCTGCATAAGGCAGTCGATTACGACTTTTAATAAAAATACTTTGATTCGAAGGCTGACCTGCTGGTAAAAAAGACGCTATATTAAGTAATGTGCCTGATGCCCAGTAATTTCCATCGGTAGATATGGTAGCAGTAAGGTTTTCGCTTCCTCCTGCAATATATATAGATCCATTCCATGTGATAGTACTACCATTACCCAATTGTGAAGTTCCATTTGTAGATGCCGTCCATGAAATTCCATCCGCTGAATAAATCAAAGAGTTTGTAGTTGTAGCAGTTGCCGCAACCCATCTTGAGCCATTCCATGTAATATCTTGCACTTGAGGAGGATACCCACTCGCCCCTAATATATTAACAGCATTTGACGCAGACCAATTAAATCCATCAGTAGAATACGAAATTATATTGCTATTTGAAGTACCTCCACTGCCGAATAGCCATAATCTGCCATTTGTAGCAATAGTATTAATCCCAGCGCCTCCAGGAATTGTCGCTAAAGCTGTGCCCCATGTAATTCCATCTGCAGAATATATGAGTTTACTCAAGCCAGCAAGCCACATAGAGCCATTCCACGCCACTGCAGTTAGTCCCGTTTGTATTGCATATGCAGATGAAGATGCCGTCCAATTTATTCCATCATAGGAATAAGCAAGGGAAGATGTATCAGGATTAGATGTACCAACAGCGACCCATATATTTCCACCCCATGCAACAGAGCGTACACTTTGACTCAGAATTGCCGAACCAGAAGAAGATGCCGTCCAATTTATTCCATCAAAACTATATGCTAATGTTGATCCAGACGTTGCGTCGGTTCCTCCAGCAATCCACATCAGCCCATTCCAGGCAAAGCATCTAGCCCTGGCTGATGTAAATGGTGCGCTAGGCGATTTATACCATTGTATACCATCATAAGAATATAATAGCGCAGTTGTTGCAGTATACGACATTGCTCCCACACAGAATTTGGAAGTTACTTGGCGATTTCTGTAGGTAAGCGGAAGAGGGAGACGACTACACACCCTATTACAGGTTGTTCCCAGAATAGTATTTCCAGATGTGGATGCCGTCCATGTATTTCCATCGGCGGATGTAATGATTCCATTTGTACCATCTCCTGTAGCAATAAATACGGAGCCGTTCCATGTTACGCCGTTACCGCTTGAAACAAGCCCACTTCCAGAAGTAGAGTTCGTCCAATTGATTCCATCTGTTGAATATATTATTTTATTTGCATCGCCACTATTTATAGCAATCACCCAGCGGAAACCATTCCACGCAATACCGCCGGGCGCCACTTGGTTTGGATAAGGAGAACCAGCCCCTACTAAACTTGTTCCAGAAGAAGATGCAGTCCAATTGAGTCCATCGTAAGAATACATGACTTTAGAGCCAGATGTATTGCCTCCAGCTAACCACATGGACCCATTCCAAGCAATTACATTAAAGCCTGCATTTGGTGCTGCTGGGTTATTATACCATGTAATTCCGTCATAGGAATATAACATTAGTCCTCCGCTAACAAAAATAAGATGTATATACCCGTTACTTGCTATAGAATATCCACCTGTAGTGCCGTTTGCAGAACGTGTCCAGTTGATTCCATCATAGGAAAAAATAACACCATTTGAGATACTAGTATGAAAACCAACAGCAACCCATAGGTTTCCACACCATGCTACATCATGTCCAACTGAGTTCAGCAAAGCAACTCCTGATGAAGATGCTGCCCAGTTGATTCCATCGTAGGAATAACATACTGAGTTTGAATTATTATTATATTTTACACCTACCCACATGTTTCCATTACAGGCTATTTTCACAAAGCCGTATGTCTGAGATGGAGTGGATGAGGGAGCAGCGCGCCACGTAATCCCATCATAGGAATAGCCGATCAATGAGGAACTTATACCACTCGTTGCTACCACGAAATTATCCGTCAGTAAGTTTGAACCTGGCCCTGTCGCTCCCGTGTTTCCTGTAGGACCTCCTGAAGGCCCTGTGGGGCCTGTCGCACCTGTTGATGTGACCGCCCCGTCTCGTCCTGTTGGGCCTGTTGCTCCTGTTGGGCCTGTGGCGCCTGTATTACCTGTGGCGCCTGTGGGCCCTGTGGCGCCTGTGAAGCCTGTGAAACCCGTCGGGCCAACCGGTCCCACATAGACCAGATTCGCCGGTGTGAAGGGGAGGACGTTCTTGCTGGCTACTGAGTGAGGACTAGCCAATCCACTCTCCCCTGAAGTAGAACGGCTCCATGTTATACCATCTGTACTATAATGCGCACGCCAAGTCGACCCGTTTATATTACCCACACCAATAAAATATGTCCCGTTCCATGTTACATACGTGATTCCATTTGGAAAACTGCTTCCCGTTCCATTACTCCATGTAAGTCCATCGCTACTATACATGTATGTAGAAGGACCTTGATAATATCCTATAACGAATCTCTGTTGGTTCCATGTAATATCGGTTACCCCTCCTCCACTTATATTTACAGATGGGCTCGTCCAAGTAGCCCCATCTGTGCTTCGAATCAAAACACCGATATTCGATCCACCTCCCATACCAGCACCAACTCCTAAGAAAAATGAGCCGTTCCAGCATACAGCATATATACTTCCTGTGCCTATAGCACTTGTTCCGCTCGTAGCTTCCGTCCAATTAATACCATTCACACTATAAATAACAACCTTCGATGCAAATACAAATAGGCCGTTTCCGTATGCAAGTGACTTTAAGGAGTAACTAACATCTACTTTTGCAGCTATTAAGCTTGAGCCACTGGTGGATTGAGTCCAGGTAATCCCATCGCTACTATAAATCATAAATTGAGCGGCATTTCCACTTGTATAACCAACTACAACAAACTTGCCTGCTCCCCACGCCATACATACTATAGCTCCACCACTAATAAACGAGTTCGCAGATGTAGAAATCGTCCAGTTAAGTCCATCCGTGCTATATATGATATGAGAGCTAGCCGCTAGCCATATCGTTCCGTTCCATACCACACTTCTTAAATTTGAGACAGCAGGTATGCTCGTGATATTCGCCCAGTTCGTTCCATCATACGTATAAGATATATAGGGTGAACCATAATTTGCAACAATCGTCATCGGATTAAATGTGTATGTGGGACCTGCACCTGTAAAGCCTGTGAAGCCTGTTGGGCCTGTTGCGCCTGCGCCGGTTGGTCCAGTGAAGCCCGTGGGTCCTGTTGTCCCCGTCCAACCTGTAAAACCAGTTGGCCCCGTTGGTCCAGTGGATCCTGTTGGCCCTGTCGGCCCTCCTAAAATGAGTTGATAGACCCAGTCGTTTCCGGAATTGGGTGTGAGTTTCCGCACACTAGAATTATTCGCATCATTCACATATATATTGTTCGAATATATCGCAAATCCTCCGATCGTTGTAAATGTTGCGATTGTTCCAACACCGTTCGTATTACCTGTGGTTGTTCCTCCAGCAATTGTTGTAACAATCCTTGAAGCAATATTCACTTTACGAACTTTTGGACCACTAAATCCATAAGAATATTCTGATATGAAAAGATTGCCACTTCCGTCATAGATTATACCTTGTCCCTGAAAATCTCCAAGAAAGCTAAATAAAGCATTCGTTCCAACACCATCTGCATAACCTGCTGTAGTTCCATTTGCTCCACCACCTACTAGAACAGAGGACGTCTGTGTAGCAATAACCGATTGTCTAATAACATTGCTACCTGTATCAATTGTAAATAAGTTACCAGACGTATCCGCAGCAATAAATCCCGTCCGTGAAAATCCTGTTATGAAATCAGATGTTATTGCATTCGTTGAAAGATTATATCTAAATATACTTGTTCCATTAATTCCTGTGAAATATAGTGCTCCTGAATAAAATGCTATACCTCCTCCATAGTTTGGAAACGATCCTGAAGAGGGTGTGAGATTCGTTACATTATCTGATGTATCAATTTTCGTAATACTAGCTGTACTTTGTGCGCCACACATACAATAAATATTTCCACTTGCGTCCATTGTAAATTGTAGGGGGCCAGAGGGTGTTGCGATAATTGTTCCAGAATCAGGAACTCCCGCAGTAATAACATATTTGACAATCGTATTATTAGCTTGACATGCGACATATAATTTCGTCCCGGCAGTATTAAATATACAGCCACGATTTCCACTCAGTAATCCACCGCTAATAAATGTAGACACAGTGTATCCCCCGTTCGCCGTGAATAAGTATAGAAACGAGTTGGTCGTATTGATATATTGCGTGCCGACGGTGCCGTTCTGTGTGAAGGGGCTGACGGTTCCGATTTGTAGAGAGAGTCCTGTGGGCCCTGTGAATCCAGTGGCGCCTGTGAAGCCAGTGGCGCCTGTGAAGCCAGTGGTGCCTGTTGGGCCTGTTGGGCCGATCATATTTAGAACGGAAGACCATCCAGTCGCATACGGATTTGAAGAATAATAGGGATGTGCGCCAGGGAGTTGCGCCTGGATCCCCCACTTCCACGCAAGGTAGCCCTCTATTAGTTGGCGCTGGTTCGTTGTGTGGCTCGTATTATATACAAGGATTTCTGAAATAGTTCCATTCATTCGTTGTGTATTCAAATTATTACCAATATAGTTATTTGTATTAACTTGAGTTCTAGTTCCAGGGGTATCCGTTCCATTACTAGTTCCGTATAAGTAATGATTTCTTTGACCTCCAGATTGATATAATGAATCGTATAAGACAGGTGTATTATTTGTATATACACTAGAAGTATAAATATCATTAAACTGCCACGAAGTATAGACATATCTATCGGGTCTTCCACCCATAAAGAATGCACTATTACCAGTTGCTACACCACCACCTAAGACAGCAGGAGCATTTGATGAATCAACGAATGTAGCAACAAAATATACAGAATAGGATGTATTGTTGAAGGGAATAGAACCATTCGGTAGATTATAATAGGATGAACCACCAAAAGAGATGGACCTTGAAGCGCTCACGTAGGTGGGTGCCGTCCCTGAAACACTCGTCGTGTTGTATCCATTTCCAGACTTATCCGCCCATGTTGTAACAGATGCTCCATTGCTAGGAGGTGTGCCTGTCCCTAACGGATCCGCACCATCAAACCAGAGTTGTAGGCCTGCTACACTTGTTGATGAGAATGATGATGCAGTATATCTAGACAGTTGCCCAGAAGTAGTATTGATGAAATAGTCGCCTGGTGCGGCGGTTAATCCACTCGGGCCCGTTGCTGCGCTGTTTATCTGAGTTCCAGTGACGCCTGTGGGGCCAGTGGTGCCTGTTGTTCCTGCGCCGGTTGGTCCTGTGGCTGATATAGACGATGTCCCCACATTAGGCAATACACGGCGGCTCGCTACTGCATTCGCCTGTATTGTAAATAATGTATTACCAGATGCGGACGCTGTCCATGTTATACCATCGAATGAATATGCTACTTGATTTGTACCCATACCATTCGCAATCCATATGGTACCGTTCCAACCTACAGCACGGCAGGCCGTTGTAAACAATGCAGTACCCGAAGTGGAAGTAGTCCAAGTTATACCATCGGAAGAATACGCAAGTGAGTTTGTTCCTTGACCACCCGCAACCCATCGGAAGCCGTTCCAAGCAAGGCCCCAACAATAAGTAGTAAATATGCCATTCCCAGAAGTGGAAGCAGTCCAGTTTATACCATCAGATGAGTAAATTATACGATTTGTTGCGTTGTAACCTCCTGCAACCCATCTAGTGCCATTCCATGCAACACAGCGACATACGGTGAGCAGCGCAGTACCTGAGGACGACGCTACCCAGTTTATACCATCATAGGAATAGGCTAGTGAGTTTGTTCCCTCACCACCAGCAACCCACAAAGAGCCATTCCATGCAGCGGCATAGCCTGTAGTAGTAAATACTACATTGCCAGAGGTGGATGCTACCCAGGTTATACCATCGTAAGAATAGCCTATACGATTTGTAGTGTTACCACAAGCAACCCATATGGAACCATTTGTTGCAACGCCATAACATATTAATGTCATTAAAGAATTACCAGAAGTAGATGCGGTCCAGTTTATACCATCGGATGAATAAGCAAGTTTATTAGTTGGATCATAACCGGCTGCAACCCATAAGGAACCATTCCATGCAACTCCATAGCATTCATCTGAGAATATAGCATTACCAGAAGCAGATGATAACCATGTTATACCATCGTATGAATATACTACACGATTTGTTCCTTGCTTGCCTAGAGCAACAACAAAATTTTCCGTTACCGTTTTTATGGAAGAAACAACGGGTGTCCCCACATTAGGCAATACACGGCGGCTTGCACCACCAGTAGAAAATGCAGAAAATAGTGAGTTACCTGTAGTGGATGCAGTCCAGGTTATACCATCTGAAGAATATGCTAGACGATTCGGGCTATCACCACCCGCAATCCACCTAGTACCATTCCAAACTAGGTTGTAGCAATACGAGCTAAATATGGTGTTTCCAGATGTGGATGCAGTCCATGTTATACCATCCGATGAATAGGCTATACGATTTGATCCAGAACCCCCAGCAATCCATAAGGAACCATTCCAAGCAATGGCATTACACGATGCAAATAAGGAGTTAGCAGATGCGGATGTAGTCCAGTTTATACCATCGTATGAGTATGCAAGCCGGTTTGTTGTTCCAGTTCCATCACCTCCAATAATGAACATTTTATGGTTGCAAGCAACTTTAAATGTTTGAACTGGAAACAACGCAGAACCAGAGGTGGATCTAGCCCAATTTATACCATCGTATGAATATATTACATTAGAGGCGCCATTTCCAGTAGCAACCCATAGAAAGCCATTCCAAGCAACACCAGTGCAACTAGATGTCATTAATGAGTTACCGGAAGTGGATGCTATCCAGTTTATACCATCGTATGAATATGCTATCTGATTTGTTCCATAGCCACCTGCGACCCATAAATTGCCATTCCAAGCAAAACAACTCCCTCTAATTGTAAATACTGTATTACCAGAAGTGGATCCCGTCCAGTTTATACCATCGGTGGAATACGCAATACGATTATTAGGAGTTCCTCCATATTCGGTCCCACCTGCAAGCCATATTGCGCCATTCCAAGCAATCGCATTACATGCAGCATTAAATACCGAGTTACCAGAAGAGGATGCAGTCCATGTTATACCATCATAGGAATATGCCATTTGATTCGTTCCAGCACCGCCAGCAATAACAAAGTTTTCGGATGGTGTTATCGCCGCTCCGCTACCACTACCAGTAGGACCTGGTATTCCTGTCGGCCCCGTGGCACCTGTTGCTCCTGCGCCGGTTGGTCCTGTCCAGCCTGTGACGCCTGTCCAACCTGTGAAACCAGTCGGTCCCGTCGAGCCAGTCCGCCCTGTTGGCCCCGTCACACCCGTCCATCCCGTCGGCCCCGTCCCAGGATTCCACAAAATCGTCGTGTGCGTATGAGAGAGTTTGTTAGAGCGGAAATAGGCCGTAATGGAGTGTCCCGCCCCAATAAAAACCGCATACAGCTTGATTCGTATTCTATAGGTTATATCGGGCAGAACGATTGCGGGCACATACAAAGTCTCAACATACGCCGTATTGGTCGTATAAACCGGCGTTGCGCCCGTGCTATCTCCAGCGGCCACGAGCGTCTCCGTAACACCATTCGCAGTGACGTAAAACACACTGAAATAGAATTTCACATTGTCCAGGTCGTCATCGGAAGTCGCATACAAATTCACGTCCCAGAGACCACTAATGATACTGGGCGTCGTCAGAATGCCCGAGGGCATGGTGAATGTCCCCAGCAAATAGGCGTTATTTGCTGCCTGGACGCCGGATGTGATTGTCGTGAGAGCCGAAGTATCGGGGACCACAGGCAAGGTGCCTGTTTGAGGTGCAGCGCCTCCAGCCGTGTCCAAGAAGAGCGAGAGACCACCCGAAATTCCGTTGAATCCCATAGGACCGGTAGAGCCTGTCGGGCCTGTTCTTCCTGTCCAGCCTGTCGGTCCCGTGTTTCCAGTAGGACCCGTGTTTCCTGTCGGCCCCGTTGGTCCAGTGTTCCCTGTCCAACCTGTAGGCCCTGTTGGCCCAGTGTTCCCTGTCACACCTGTCGGCCCCGTGTTCCCTGTCCAACCTGTAGGCCCCGTGTTACCAGTCGGCCCCGTGTTACCAGTCGGCCCCGTATTTCCTGTCGGTCCATTCAGTCCTCCGTAAGGAAGTGATAGCCAGGCCCGAACACCATCTCCCACCTTGAATTGTCCGGAATCTGTTTCATACGCCATTTCTCCAACGGCGAGTACAGGATTGGTACTGCTCCACTGTGAAGCTGTACCCCTCCTAAGTTGTATTTGAACATAGGGCATGCGTTCTCTATACTAAGAGGACAAAAGCCCTGCACACACTAAACTAAGCGAATATCTGCATTGCGAACATAGTTGGAAAGGAATCCTTCCACGGCCACCTGCGAAATCAAATCGCCGTTCGGAAAGCTCGTGGAATTTCGGGTAGAGAGAAGCATCTGTCCCAGAATAACTTTGGACCCCGTGACAGAGACCGACTGTGTATAAGAGTATAGGGGCGGGTCCGCCGTGCTCCTGCTATCGTTGGAGCCAGTTGCGACCGTATTTATCGTCGGCTGTGTTATGGTGAACCAGAGATAACAGATGGTCGGATTCGTCAGGCCGTACTTCTGATTTACCCAATAGGACCCGCCTCTACCTTGATTCGGAGTCGTATATGTCCCCGAAAAATTCGCATTGGACCCGAAAGGCGACCCGGCCATACCAATATTTCCCCCGTTCTTCCATTCCAATACGGCCGCCCCCGTCGTAAAGGCGAGGGCGACTTGCGGCCACACATTCGGCTCACTCACAAAATAGTTGCTCCCAATTGTTCCGTAAGGCACCGTTGTTGTGCCAAGAGAGATGACATTGCCCTCATTCCACATGTTGAATCCGCCGTCGCTAATCGTAGAAGGGGACCCATCAAATGCGTAGTTATAAAAGGAGGGAAGCGATGAAGTGAGCTCATAGGCGCTTGTTCGGTGCCAGTTGGAAAACGATGCGAAATCTATGGAATCAAAGGGGGGTGCTCTAGACCGCCCGTAACCGAATTGGCCTGCGAGACTCATATATAGGGGCATATGCTCCTCCTAACTAGCCGAAACTTGTTAATTGCGACAAAACTATCCACGCTGAGCCCGTATAAAACAGTGTGAGCGACTGCACTTCCGTCTTGTTCGCATTCACCGGCGAAATGAAACCATTCGGCCATTTCACTGTCTGGGATACACCCCCAATCTGCACGACACTCGCATAGTAGGCTGAGGCCCCCTGCTGCAGAATGAGCACGACCACATAACTCCTATTGGGAGTCGTCGGGAGATTCGTTATATTACAGGTGAAATTCGCAACAATTCCTGTGTGATAAAAGATGCCGCCGGCGAGCCAGTTATGCACGACGACACCCGAGGCTCCCGTAATTGCGCTGGAGTATTCCTGAATTTGTTGGACGGCCAGAGTTCCATTGACAGTCAAAGAATTCACGTTTGTCGGCACCGGCCCAGTCATTCCTGTTGGCCCCGTGTTTCCTGTAGGACCGTTGAGGCCACCATATCCGAGTGAATTCCATCCTGTGCTGCCTATACCAATCTTGAATTGCCCGGAATCCGTCTCATAGCCGAGCTCACCCACGGCCAAAACGGGATTGACGGACGACCATGCGGACGCAACAGCATGCCGAAGTTGTAGGATGATGTTTGCGCCATTATAGGCCCCAGAAGGCCCCGTATTTCCTGTGATTCCCGCCCCGCCGCAGTTGAACGCCGGCCCATCCGCATAAGAAGTTGATGGCACTCCACCGTCAAATATGTAATAGGTAATGGGGCCCGTGAAGCCCGTTGGTCCTGTTGGCCCCGTTGCGCCGGTCATGGTCGCCGTTCCAGCAATTCCCATTGGTCCCGTGGAGCCCGTTGGGCCCGTTGCTCCTGTTGGCCCTGTTGATCCAGTTGGTCCAGTAGAACCCGTTGGCCCTGTGAAGCCTGTAGGCCCCGTTGGCCCCGTTGCTCCTGTGACACCTGTAGGGCCCGTCCAGCCTGTCCATCCTGTGAAACCGGTCGTGCCTGTATTACCTGTTACGCCAGTTGGCCCCGTCCAGCCTGTCGGGCCTGTAGATCCAGTAACACCTGCAGGCCCGAATTTCCCTGTTGGTCCTGTATGTCCTGTGAAGCCCGTAGGCCCTGTTACGCCCGTAGGCCCGGTAACGCCTGTAGGTCCTGTGAAACCCGTCGACCCCGTTGCACCCGTATTGGTTGCCGTTCCAGGAAGACCCGTGGCGCCTGTTGGTCCAGTCGGACCCGTTTCTCCTGTGGGCCCCGTCGAGCCTGTGGCGCCCGTATTTGTAGCAGCCCCGTCTCTCCCCGTCGGCCCCGTCCATCCTGTTACGCCCGTTGGGCCCGTTGGCCCTGTTGCGCCCGTATTTGCAGCATCGCCTGGTGCGCCCGTCGGCCCGGTCGTTCCAGTCGGTCCTGTCCAACCTGTCCAGCCCGTTCGTCCTGTTGGTCCTGTCCAGCCCGTCAGGCCAGTTGGGCCAGTCGCACCTGTCATAGTAGCCTGCCCAGCCGGCCCCGTCCATCCTGTGACACCTGTCGGCCCTGTCGGCCCCGTCCAACCTGTCCAGCCAGTCCAGCCTGTCGTCCCTGTCCATCCTGTCGGTCCAGTCGGCCCTGTGTAACCCGTTGCGCCAAGCACATAGTCCATTTGTGTAAATGTCACTCCACCCGATACATAGGTATCACCACCGACATCATTTACAAAGACGACGGTAAGTACATCGCCGGCCCTAGAGACCACAACGCAACTGAATTCACACGAGTACACATCGTCAACAGCCGTAGTGGAAAAGGGGAAACGATAGGTCGTGCTGGTCCCATTACGCCGTATTTCTGCAATGTTCGCTCCCGCCACAGTTGAGTAGAGCACCGCGCTTATCGTATAGGACAACGTGGTCGACGTTCCGTTCGTGAGCGTTCCTGCAGCCGTATTGTATGTTGATGTGATGGCCCCGTTTGAAAAGGTGCTATTAAACGTATTGAACACGATAGTCGCCGATGCGCCCGAGAGGACGGCTTGACTGGCCGACAGAGAATAGGCCGCCGTTGGGAGTGTGTTGCCGAAATACAGGGGGCCAGTGGGTCCGGTCATTCCTGTTAAGCCAGTTGGCCCAGTCGGCCCTGTCCAGCCTGTCCAGCCCGTCCAGCCCGTCTTACCTGTTGAGCCGGTCGGCCCCGTTGGCCCCGTGTACCCACTAGGCCCTGTGGTTCCAGTGGATCCAGTGGAGCCCGTTGCTCCCGTTGACCCCGTTGGCCCCGTCGCACCCGTATTGGTTGCAGTTCCAGGAAGACCCGTGGGGCCCGTCCAGCCTGTCTGACCGATTATACCCGTAGGGCCCGTGTCTCCCTTTGCCCCAATCGTGTCGAATGTCACGTTAAACACGGACCCAATCGGGGGTGTAGCCACGTTCCCTGACAAATAGGTCACATTGAATGTCCAGTAGGTGAAAAAATTCCCCACCGCATCCACGGAATAGATTTCCTCCACGAGCGTAACAATATTCACAAGATGTATCAAACTCCCCACGCCGATTCGGGAATAGAATCCACTTTTTATGACACCCGTGGAGTCAATGGAGTTCAGTTTGAGGGTTGTCGTGTTTGACAAATCCGCATCATCTGTGGAGAATCGCCCTGAAACGGGATTCGCATTCGTTATGCTTCCTAGGATGTATATCGACGTATTTATCGAAGGCCCAGTTGCTCCTGTTGGGCCCGTTGGTCCTGTCGGCCCCGTTGTTCCCGTAAGACCCGTAGGGCCAGTTGCGCCAGTGAGACCTGTCTTGCCTGTGGGGCCTGTCCAACCAGTCTTGCCTGTTGGGCCAGTCACACCGGATGCACCCGTTGCTCCAGTTGGTCCCGTTGGTCCCGTGGACCCTGTCGGCCCTGTCACTCCTTGCACGCCCGTCGGCCCTATTCCACCGAGAGGCGCAAAATGGATATTTCGCACTGTCGCACCCGGGTCACGAATCGCCACGTCCAAATAGAGGGCTGCGCCGTAAGACCGAAGAGTACTATACACAGGGGTCGTGTCTTTGTAGTATATGACGGTTTGGCCATCGTAATATATGCCGAGTTGCGTCGTGGATGTATAGGTCCCAATACTGCTCCGATTGACGCCGCTCTCCATGACGTACAGGTCGCTCGCAGCACCGCACAAATACCCGTATTGAATATTGGAAAATGAGGTCGCTAAGCCCGGATTTTCACTGAAGCCCGCAGAGCAGGATGCGGTCGTCTGCAGCGTCTGGAATGTTATGAAGGCCCCCTGCCGATATCCCTCTACGGAATATGCGTTTGCGTCCCACGCCTGGATGGCTCCACTCGACTTGGTAAGCGTGGACCCATTATTCGCAACCAGGCCGTTCGTTACCCACGTGAAAAGGCCTCCGTAGGCGCCGGTAGGGCCTGTTCCTGTGGAATTGGAGAGGGCCTGTAAAGTGGACGGAAGATAGGGCAGGGGGAAATTCTCGTTGGCGCCCTGTGTACTAATCACCTGGAATATCGACTCCCATACACGAAGACCGGCCCCGTCGGCGGCCTGAATAAGACCCGACGAAATCGGAAGTTGTGTATTCGAATCAAAGGTGTATTGAAGTTGATTAAATATATCTACTGTTTGCTCGGGTGTCGGCATATCTTCTATTATTTATGTTTTTATTGATGCGCCCCCGTTTCATCAAAAGAAATACTGCGCAAGTATAGAATGACGCTAGGAGGCGGACTATTACAATTAGTAGCACAAGGGAAACAGGATGTGTTTCTCACAGGGAATCCCCAGATTACCTGGTTCAAAATGGTTTACCGGCGCTATACGAATTTCTCCGTAGAGTCACAGGCCATTTATTTTGACGGCACTCCCGATTTTGGAAAGAGACTTACATGTGTGATTCCGAGACGAGGTGACTTGCTCGGACCACTCCTCCTCGAGTTGACACTGCCGCAAGTAAAGTATAAGGAGAAAACATTCGTAGACGTTGACGGGAATGCAACTACGGCCTCCTTCACCGGCTCTATCAGCGGCACTACACTCACGGTGACGGCGATGGCTACGGGCTCGGCTCCAATACTTGTCGGCATGTACCTAATCACTGGCGGAGTTACGGCGTTGACGAGGATAACAGGCGTCGGAAGCGGCAGTGGTGGGACGGGCACGTACATTGTCAGCATTTCACAGACGGTGGGAAGTACAGATATTACAGCGACATCGAAGACGTACATTGTGAAAGATGTGAATGATACTGCGACGTATGTCACCAATCTCGGCCACGCCATCATTGAGGAGGTTTCGATAGAAATCGGAGAGCAGGAGATAGACAAGCAGACCGGAGAATGGATGCACATATGGTCGAAACTAACTACACAGCCGGGCGTTCAAGCGGGATTTAATGATATGGTGTACAATTATGCAAACGGGGTCGAACCGCCGTCTACACAGCCGGTGCTCGACAATTCCGTTTCCATCGGTGGCTCGACGTATCAATATGGGGCCGTAAAACTGTACATCCCTCTCCAGTTCTGGTTCAACAAGAATCCTGGACTGTATCTGCCCCTCCTCGCACTACAGTATCATCCTATACGAATCAATTTGAAACTCCGGCCCCTGTCACAACTCATAAAATTCTACGATAGTGCCTGTCAGAGCGGCGGGGCCTGTGGCAATCCTCCCGAACTCGAGGTGGCAAAAATCATCGAATTCCGTATGTACGGGGACTTTGTGAATTTGGACACAGAGGAGCGCCGCCGTTTCGTCTCCAATTCGCACGAGTATCTCATTGAGCAGATACAGTATACGCCCAATATAAGTATTCCTGACAAGACAACTACGGCAACGGTGTCGCTCGATTTCAATCACCCACTCAGAGAGGTCATCTGGGTCATTCAACGAGACTGTATGGGTACAGTGAACGAGTGGTTCAACTATTCGCCGGTATCGACCTTTCTGAAAGAGGCCGGTAATCCGACAATCAATATGCTTCAACAGGCGCTTATACAGTTGGACGGCTATGACCGATTTGAGGTGCGTGATGCCGGATATTTCCGACTTGTACAGCCGTACCAGCATCACACGAACGTTCCGACAGACACATTTATTTATTGCTACTCGTTCGCAATTCGCCCCGAGGAATTGCAGCCGTCTGGCTCCTTAAATGCGAGCCGCATTGATTCGATGAATTTGCAGATTGCTCTCAGACCGGACCCTCCAGGCACATTGACCAACCAGGACGACCCGAGATATGTTCCCAAACGTGGCAATGCACATATCCGAGTCTATACGACGAATCACAATGTTTTACGGATTGTAAACGGATTCGGTGGGCTTCTTTTCAAGATCTAAATATTCGTTGGGCGTTATAGGATGGAGGCACTTTTAGTCCCAGGTGTTCCAGGAATAGGTGGCACGATGACAGGTACTAATTTTATCGCTCAACTAGTTTCCCAAGGAATCAAGTTTGAATCAGGGTCATCGACCGGCTGGAATCTTCTTACCTTTCTGGCTGTTTGTCCCGGAATTGGACAACTTGGGCTCAACCACTATATGGTTGATCAGCCCGTAGTTGCGATGATGAAAGCGGCCTCTCTGCCTCTTTCCTATTTACTGATGATTGTTCTACTCCCGTATTTGCCTCTTGCCATACAAGGCAATTGGCTATTTTGGGTAGCAGGCTTAGGTCCATGGTATATTTTCGATATGATACAGGCGGCCACAGGATACGGAATCGGGTATTATTCCATGCTCGACTTTGCGTTTATTCCGCTTGGTGGGCCTGGAGGTAATCCAGGGGGGAAGGCTGGAGAATGGACATTGACATTGACGAAACTGAACGTCCTATTTACGGCATTCGCCGGGTCTGGGCAGATGCTGAAATATATACTACCTGATTCGGATCCCAATATCGGAAATTACATTTCCTACCTGGGTGGAGGTCTTTTGGCTGCATCTTTGTTTGCAACCATGTTTGCAGGGAAAGGTGCTGTTACTGGTGGTGCTGCGGCGGCTGTTACTGGCGGTGCACCGCTTGTCGGCGGTAATGCGCAAGGACAACTCCCCTCACTATCCACAATTCTCGACGGACTCCCTGCACAGGAAGGCGGCGGAAAAAAGGAGGACGACATGTCCTCGCTCTTTCTACAGGGACTCGGTCTTATTGCCGTCACCGGAATCGCCCTCGGCCTAATCCGGTCTAAACAATAGGGCCCACTATTAGGTATAGAATGAAGTATTTAATGAGCCAACCAGAGTTCGAAGTGCTCATTGGTCGTGCAGAGCCTACGGAGGAGATTCCCGAGCCCCCTGAGGCCACTGTCGTCTATTTCACGGCGACGTGGTGCGGTCCTTGCCGCTCCGTGCGCACGGCGGAGCTGGAGGAGGGCCTGAAGGGTGTGCAGTGGCTGAAGTGCGACATTGACCAGAACAACTATACCCCTGGCTATTGCGAGGTTCGCAGCATTCCCACCTTTCTTGTCATAAAGAACAAGAAGATTCTGGGCAGGTTTTCCTCTACGGACACGGAGACGATTCTTGCGAATGTCACGAAACTTCTGAGTGGTCAGGATGTCGCCTGATTTTCTAAACAAAGAATAAGGATGAGTTCCGACACGTATGATACTGTAATCATAGGTGCTGGAATGGCGGGACTATACGTGGCCGTAGAACTGGCAAAACGTGGTCCGAAGAAGCGGATTTGCCTCGTTGACAAATACAAGTTCATCGGCGGTCGTGCATTCACCTATAAGGGCACCGTGGACGGCGTCCAATATCAATGGGAAGAGGGGAGTGCGAGGATTTCCACGAAGCACCAGCTTCTCATGGGACTTCTCAAAAAGTACGGGTTGACGACGGTGCCTATAGAGGGGACCAGCCAATACAAAGAGTCAGGCGCATACCCCATAGAGCCCCCCCTATTTGACGAATGCCGTGCGATATTCTTGGAACCTCTAGAGCGTCTTCCTCCCGATGTTCTGGGGCAAACGACGATTCGTGCACTTTTGAGGCGGTTCGTGAAACCGGCGACCCTAGAGACCTTTCTGAATCGTTACCCCTATCGTGCAGAGTTCTCGACTCTGCGTGCGGACCTGGCTCTCCGAGTATTCCGAGAGGAGTTCGGGCCGAACGAAAAGTATGTGATGTGCAAAGAGGGTCTCTCGGAGCTGGTCGCAAGAATGCGCGCCGAGTTTTTGAAACGGGGCGGGACGCTGCTCCTACAACACGAACTCGTGGAAATGCAGGACACGACCCACGCCGTTTTCAAGAAAGGGGCGCCGTCCGAAGGAGAAAGTCGCCCTGACGTCGTTCTGGAGGCCCCGAAGTTCGTCTTTGCGCTTCCGTCAGAGGCCATAAAACGACTCGCCGTATTCAAGGACTGGACCACGCTCGGCCATCTCGTCATGAGGCCGCTCCTACGTGTCTTTGCGGTGTTTCCACCGGGCACGAACAAGAAGCAGTGGTTCCACAATTTACCGAAAATCGTCACGGCCCAGGCACCTCGATTCATCATACCTCAGAGCGTAGAAAACGGGTCCATACAGATTTCCTATACGGATTCGGAAGATGCGGAGCCTCTTATGCGCATTTTGGACGAGCAAGATGGCGAAGCGAAACTGGGAAAAAAGTTGATTGAGGACCTTCGTGTGCTGTTTGGGGACCGCAACATTCCTGACCCGCTCTTTGTGAAAGCCTATCCTTGGCCTGAAGGAGTCACCTATTGGCGACCCGGCACGTATGACCCTCATGTGGAAAGTCGTCGGGCTAGTCGACCATTCCCGAAGGAGAGGCCCGGGTGGTTCGTGTGTGGCGAATCCTTCAGTGTCCAACAATGCTGGATGGAGGGGGCCTTGGAGCATGCGGCGTCTGCGTTAGGCCACATTTTACGGAACCATTAACAGATATGGACGCTCACCTATTACTCGCCGTGTTTCATATAGCGGTTGTTGTTCCCATGTTCTTATTCGTCGGATTCCAGCGTGCGGCGACTCCCGAATGGCTCTATCATGTCCTGTTCGGCCTCGGCATCGTTCTTCTGGTTTACCACGGGGCCAAGGCCGCCATACGGATTATGGCGAGGTCATCCTCGGCCTGGATAAACGTCTTTCATGCAGGCGTGATTGCGCCGCTGCTCATATATATTGGCTACCTGGGAAAGAAAACGGAGCGTCCGGCGTATGAGCTGCTTCTGATTGCGGGCTTCGGCGCACTAGGCTATCACCTGAAAAATCTGCTCACAATCACGCAGACCTTTATAAAGGATGATTAAGACTCCTTTGACATTTTCACAGTATATAATATGAAGAAGATTCGTTCTTCGTATTATATAATACTTCTTATAGCGGCCCTGTTACTGTTATGTTACCTTAGTTCCACGGAAGGATTCCAGAACGAGGAGCCGCCTCCTCCTCAAAACAGTCTCGCCCTTATAATACGCGGAGAGGGGTTCCGAAAGGGGAGTCAACATAGTCGAGACGACGGCAAGTCCGAATCCTATAATGAGCAAAAAGAGGCCTGCGCAACACATATGGCCCTAGTACGCCGCATAGAATCGCTCGGCTACAAGGTGGACATATACATTGACAGTTATAATACACAGTATGACAAAGAGCTCTTAGAGTGGTATGGGGCGCACGTGAAAGATTCACGGTTTCACACGACGAAATTCGCCTCTCAGAACATGCTCATAAAAGATTCGCTGGATATGCTGAAAGACACCTTAGATACGTACGATGCCCTATTGATTTTGCGTATGGACTTGTTTCTGAAGGAACGCTTTATAAATGAATACAATCCTGACACACCTACGGTTCAGTTCCCATTCAATACCTGGACGATAATGAAACGCACACCTGGTGGAAATCCAAGAGTTGCTGACACCATTTTCCATTTTCCAAAGGAGCATTACGATAAATTGCACGGACTGTATGACGGAGAAACGAACGGCAATCATGCATTCTTAGATGGTGTACCTCTTCAATATGAAAAAGAGTTTTCGTACATGACGAAACATTTCCACGATTCCGATTCTGCGAAGGACTTCAATCCGTACTACAGAATCATTGGGCGCCCAGAGAGCACGAAATGGCACGATGGAGAGGGCAAGGAATTCCCGAGGGACTTCTAAAGTGCCTGCAACTCCTTCAAACGGCCTGCCATATCTACATCCCGTATCGTGATACAGGATATGGCATGATAGTGATATGCGGTCAAGGATTTTGTGTTCTTCTCGCAGATTTTGCACGTGTGTCCCGCGTCACAGACATTCAGTGCGGCCTGCGACTCTTCTGCACAGTGCTTCCTGATAAAGTGTATCAGAAGATTCGCCTTCGTCAGTGTGCCCTTGAAATCGCAACCTGGCACATTACATTTCATGAGTTTTTCGTTCTCGCTGCTGTGTTGTGCGCGATTATGTAAGTCCAAGGTGGATGCGTGCAGAAATCCCTTCTTACAGAACTTGCATTCATACGGAAGACGAGTCTCGTGTGTCTTCAGATGATAGTGCATCGTATTCTGATTCTTCTTGGTACAGTTACAGTGAGGACACACGTAGAGACCCTCTGCATTTTTCGTGTAAGAATAGGTCATAGTTCGCATATAGTGGGCGCCGCCGGCGTGTTCAATTTTTTCTGCGGGGATTACGCACAGGTCTAAAACTGCGCAGACAAGACAGTCCAGATGGTCACGATTCTTACATTATCCATCGGCCACGACTTCTGTAAGGCCCTACAGGATTGTTTAGAGTCTAAGAGGTCCTATGCGGCCAGACACGG